CTTCCCCCCCACCCTCGCGCGACTACATATGGGGTACACACAGCGCTATTTTCGGAAAAACCATGAAAGGACTTTTTGATGCCGAAGCTTATACCATTTGATCCTAGTAAGCATGAGCCTGTTGACTTAGGGCTTGGCGGATTATCGACTGAGTATCTTGCTAGTGAGTATGCTCCTAGCAACGGTGTTTGGAATATACCTACGATTTGGTTTAACTCTGAGACTAATGAGCCTGTGTATTTTGAGAATATTGATGAGGCTTGGGAGATATCCAGGGCTTATGAGCTTTCTACTGGCAATATGTTTCCTAGATTTAATAACTTACCTGACGCTGTAGCTGCTGCTAAGGAGCGTAGTAATGCGGGTGGTGCTACTGATGTACCATTAATGAGCGATGGCTATCACGAAATGCCTGATGGTAGTATGATGAAAGACTCGGAAATGTCTTCTGAGTCTGCAACTGAAGGAGAATATTGATATGGCTAAGAAACCAGGACTATACTCGAACATAAACGCTAAACGTGATCGTATTGCCTCTGGCAGTGGAGAGAAGATGCGTAAGGTTGGCTCTAAGGGCGCTCCTAAGGCTTCTGCGTTTAAAGCTGCTGCTAAGACTGCGAAGAAGAGATAGGGTGTCTGGTCTTGGCGTGCGTGACCCTATGACGGTTGTGACTTGGGCTGTTCGTCCTGAAGGTTTGCACGTTTGGCGTGACGGTGATCTCGTTGCTCTTATTGACCACGATTTATTTTGTCACATGATTGAGGATTTAGCCCGTGGTTTAGTGTCACAAAAAATGTGACGCATTGGTTGTAATATCGTTTTCTATGCGATATCGTAATGATACCGTAAAGTTGTATAGGAGATACGCGTGGATAAAAGATACAATGTGGTTCAAGCGAAGACTTCGCCGAACCAGGATAAAACATTTTGGCACAAGCATGGCGTTGCCTTTGAGAAGGATAGCAAGATTAGCATTAAATTGGAGAGTTTGCCTATACCCAATGCGGATGGCGAAATCTGGCTAAAGCTGTTTGAGGATGATGGTAAACGTCAGAACCCTCAGTCCTCTGCACCGGCTGCTGCCCCTGCTGATAAAATAGATGATGAAATTCCGTTTTAATGGCAAGAAAAACTGAGGATAAGATTAAACCTATCCCTCCAGTTGGTCGGTTCGGCGGTGCGCGATTGTTGCAACGTCGAATTGGCCGTTCTGAAACCCTTGCTCAAAACAAAGAAGCTGTTGCTACTGAGCTGATTGCTATGGGAACTGCCAGGCTTACTGACATAATTGATCTTCATACCGGCGAAATACGTCCTATGGCGGATATACCTGATGAAGCCCTGGCTTCGATCAAGAAGGTTACGGTTGGTCAGTACGGCACAACGATTGAGATGTTTGACAAGGTGAGCGTTCTGCGCGTCCTGGCTAAAGCTAGTGGCTTGCTGGATGTTGAAAGCAATGTTGATAAGCCTTCGATCATTGGGATCAATATGAAAGGCCCAGAAGCAACCACAACCTATGAGGCTGATGATGGCTGATATTCCCAGCATGAATTTAGACTTTTCTAAGTCTGCTACAGTTTGGAAGTTTCTACACGATAAATCTTTTGTTCGCGGCCTGATGGGTCCAGTTGGATCTGGTAAGTCATATGGCTGTGCTGCTGAGATAATGCTCAAAGCAGTCCAGCAAAAGCCCTCTCCGCGTGACGGTATCAGGTATTCGCGGTTTGTTATCGTGCGTAATACTTACCCAGAGCTAAGAACAACAACTATTAAGACCTGGGGCGAATTATTTCCAGAAGATGTTTGGGGGCCTATGCGCTGGCAGCCGCCTATAACCCACCACCTAAAGCTTCCAACCAGGGATAATGCGCCTGGTATCGATTGCGAAGTTATATTCATGGCACTTTCTACGCCGCAAGACGTGCGAAAATTACTTTCTCTTGAATTAACTGGGGCCTGGGTAAATGAGGCCAGAGAGCTACCAAAAGCTGTGATCGATGGTTTGACACACCGCGTTGGCCGTTACCCCACAAAATCAGATGGTGGTGCGTCCTGGTATGGTATCATTATGGATACTAATCCGCCTGACGCGGATCACTGGTGGCATGAGCTGGCTGAGAAAAATCCTATTGGTGGCCGGTTTCCCTGGACGTTTCACCGGCAACCTGGTGGCGTGTTAGAAGTTTCTGCAAAAGATCTACCTGAGAACCCAGAGGCTAATGACTTTATGTTTTCTGGCGGCAAGTGGTGGATGGTTAACCCTTCTGCTGAAAATAAAAAACATTTACCTGATGGATATTACCAGCAAATGCTTGGCGGTAAGAATGCTGATTGGATTAGGTGCTATGCTGAAGGTAAGTACACGTTTGTCCAAGAAGGCAGACCAGTGTGGCCTGAGTATGATGATGAGCTAATGTCTGCTGATGTACAATATGATCCGCAATATCCGCTTCAGATCGGCGTTGACTTTGGTTTGACACCGGCAGCTATCTTTGGGCAGCGAACATCTGGTGGCGCATGGAAAATTTTAGATGAGCTTGTTACTTTTGATATGGGACTGGAAAGATTTGGTCAGGAGCTTCTAGCTAAGATTGCGGCAAGCTTTGATAAGGCAGAAGTTATGATCTGGGGAGATCCCGCTGGTAACAAACGGGATGAGATCTATGAAGTTACGGCCTTTGACCATCTTAAAACTATTGGGTTTCGCGCCCAACCTACCGATAGCAACGCTTTCAATGTAAGACGTGAGGCCGCTGCTTCTCCTATGAACCGGCTGGTTGGTGGAAAACCTGGGCTTTTAGTAAATAAAAAATGTTTGCGCCTGCGCAAATCTTTAAGTGGTGGGTACTTCTTCAAACGGCAGTCTATGGGGGCTGGTCAGGAAAGGTTTAAAGATATGCCGGTTAAAAATGAACACTCACACTGTGGTGATGCGTTTGGATACTTAATGCTTGGAGGCGGTGAGCAAAGAAAATTGCGCCGTGGATCTTACGGGACTACCTTTGCCGGTGGTACAACCTATTCCGCAACTCTTGATTTTGATATATTCTAATGGGACTCATACAAATACCAAAAATTAGAATGAGTCCAGATGAAAGTATAGTTTCTTTGCGCCACGATCATTTAATGAAGATAGATTATAACGAAGATACTAAGGAATATATTAAGAACATCCCTAATTACATAGATTATTTGTGGGCTAACGCTGAAGCTGGATCAAGCTGGGCTGGTATCGGACGCGGTAAAGTTGTTGCGGCTTTTGGAATTAAGCCTATTTGGAATGGCTTGGCTGAAATGTGGATGATCCCAGGAACGGATATTGGTAGGCATACGATATCAATTGTGAGAGGTGCAAAGGTTCTAACCAATAGCGCAATCAAAGATTACGACTTAAAAAGACTGCAAATTGGCGTAAGAACTGAAAACGATACTGCCTTTAGGTTTGCCAAGTCGCTAGGTTTTGGTGTAGAAAGTGTTATGAAGAGGTTTGGCCCAGAGGGGGCTGACTATTACATGATGGCGAGGTTTTAATATGAGTGGATTATTCGGCGGCGGCGGAAGCCCTGCACCAGCCCCAGTAGCGGCCCCTGCTGTAACGGCAGCACAAGCCCGTTCAGAGGAAAGAGCTACTTCTCAAGAAACGACTGAGATGCAAGGCATTCAAAAACGTCGTAGAATACAGCGCCAAGGCGGCATGAGGTTGTTATTTTCAAAAGCTCGTCAAGAAGGGCCACAAGCTACTAGACCGGCAGGAATGTCTGATGCTGATTGGCTGCTTTTGCAGCAACAACGCCAGGGTCAATCCAGTTCTTTAGGAAAAAACGCTTCTAAGCTAGGAGGCTCTTAGTGCCTGAGAACAGAAGCCCCAGCAGCAACAAAAGCTTTTCATACAAGTCAAGCTTCTTTGGCCCGAAATACAGTCGAAGCGCCCGTTCTGCTGCTGGAATGAAGCAGGGTTTAGAAAAGGACGGAAACCGTGGGGGAACAAGACCCCGTGGTCGTACCCAGGCTGAACGTGATGCGGCGGCTGCTGCTGCGGCTGCGGCCAAGTTAGCTGCTGAAAAAGCTGCTGGGCAAAAAAGAAGGAAGGTTTTTTATAAAGCCAAAAATACAATTTTGTTTAACAAGGATAAAAAGGCATGACACAGATAAAATCTTTTCTATCAGAAAAATTTGCCAAGGCTGTTGCCCACATGAAAGAAGAAGAAGTTAAAGTTGTGGAAAAGCCAGTTAAGGCCAAGACTAAAGCTAAAAAGTAATCCAATGGTTAAGAAGGCATTTCAAAACCCAAAGGGCGGTCTTAATGAAGCTGGGCGTAAGCACTTTGAAAGAAAAGATGGTGGCAATCTAAAGGCCCCCGTCAAGGTTGGAACTAATCCACGGCGCGTAAGCTTTGCTGCTAGGTTCGCCGGGATGAAGGGTTCGATGAAAGATGAAAAGGGACAACCTACCCGCAAGGCACTTGCCTTAAAGGCATGGGGGTTTGGTTCTGTAGACGCAGCTCGTAATTTTGCAGCACGTCATAAAAAGGATAGTTAGATGGCTAGGCTAAATGTAAACGAATTGATGGAACGTGAAGCCAAGGCTCAAGCCCGTAAGGATGAATGGCGTTCTATATATGAAGACTGTTACGAATTTGCCCTTCCACAGAGGAATCTATATTCTGGCTTTTATGAAGGTGGTGTTGCCGGTAAAGGCAAGATGGTTCGCGTTTTTGATTCAACTGCTATCTCCGCAACTCAACGATTTGCCAACCGAATCCAAGCTGGTTTGTTCCCTCCGCAAAAAGATTGGTGTCGCTTAGAAGCTGGCACAGGTATTCCAGAAGAACAAAAGCCCCAGGCCCAAGCTGCACTAGATGCCTACACTAAGCGTATGTTTGAAGTAATGCGTCAGACTAACTTTGACCTGGCAATGGGCGAGTTTTTACTAGATCTCTGCGTTGGTACTGCCGTTATGATGGTTACGGCTGGCGATGAAGCAACACCAATACGCTTTACTTCAATCCCGCAATACCTGGTTGCAATTGAAGAAGGTACATTTGGCAACATAGACAACGTGTATCGCAAATTACGCATGAAGGCGGAGGCGATACCACAAGAGTTTCCTGACCTGGAAATGACAGCAGAATTGGCCGAAGCGATAGCAAATTCTCCGTCAAAAGAAATAGATCTAGTTGACGCTGTAATATATGACTATGAGCAGGGGATATTCTGTTATCATGTTATTTGGCCTGGCAAACGCCAAGAGCTTGTTTACAAAACTATGAATAGTTCACCATTTATCGTTGCGCGTTACATGAAGGTTGCCGGTGAAGTATATGGTCGCGGCCCACTGGTTACTGCGATTGCTGACATAAAGACCCTTAATAAGACTGTTGAGCTAGTTCTAAAGAATGCGTCACTTGCTATTGCTGGTGTATATACGGCAGCAGATGATGGCGTCCTCAATCCACAAAACATTAAGATCCAGCCTGGTGCTATTATTGGCGTTGCTCGAAATGGTGGGCCACAAGGCGCATCATTGGCCCCCTTACCGCGCACCGGCGATTTCAATGTAAGCCAGATTGTTATGAATGATCTGCGTATGAATATTAAAAAGATCTTAATGGATGATACGTTGCCGCCTGATAATATGTCTGCCAGGAGTGCAACTGAGATAGCAGAAAGATCACGGGAGCTGGCAAGTAATCTAGGATCTGCATTTGGTCGTTTGATTAATGAGACTATGGTTCCACTTGTTTCCCGCATTTTGTACATTATGGATCAACAGGGTTACATTGATTTGCCACTAAGGGTTAATGGTGTTGAGGTTAAGGTTACTCCAGCAGCCCCACTAGCCCAGGCTCAGAAGCTTCAAGAAGTAAATGATGTTGTTCAGTTTATGCAGATTGCTAATGCTTTAGGCCCACAAGGTCAGGCAACTTTATCAATTCCAAGGATAGCAAAGTATATTGCTGAGAAGATGAATATTAATCAAGAATTGCTCACTACAGCAGAAGAGCAACAAATGATGATGCAACAGATGCAGCAGCAACAGATGGCCGAGCAAGGCCCACCCGCTGCTGATGATGGTGGAGCAACAATGGAGGCAATGCAATGAGTTCACCCGAAGGTTGGGACGGTTTAATGCAAGCACAAGCAGACGCACCCAGGGCCGCAGATATAGATATTATCTATGGCAAGGTGTTTAAAAGTGCTGAAGGTCAAAAAGTATTAAGTCATTTAAGAAGCATTACGATTGAAAAACCAACGTGGAACCCTGGGGAGGATTCCAGCTTTGGCTATGTAAGGACAGGCATGGCTGAAACGGTTCGTATGATTGAAAAAAGAATAGAGAGATCAAACAATGGATGAGCAAACAACAACAATCGAAGCTGACGCTCCACTAATTAACGTAAACAAAGAGCAAGAAGAGAACCTACAAGAAGCTCCGATTGCAATACATGAGCAACCAAAAGAGGAAGCGGCTGCTACAGATGATGCCGAAGCTCTTGAGCGTCCTGACTATTACCCTGAAAAGTTTTGGAATGATGATGGCCCTGATGTTGAGAAGTTGGCAAAAAGTTATGCAGAGCTTGAAAAGAAATTTAAGTCTGGCAAACATAAAGCACCGGAGCAGTATGATGTTTCTGGGCTTTCGGATCAGGGTCTGGATGCTGACGATCCGACTGTCGCCGTATATCAGGATTGGGCTAAAGAAAACGGGATTAGCCAGGATGCTTTCGAGGATTTGGCGGGGCGTGTTTTAGGGTTATCTCAGCAAGAGCAAGAAAGTGTAGAAATAAATCAACGCAATGAGATCCAAAAGCTTGGCAAGAATGCTCAAGAAAAGATCCAAATGGTTGAGCGCAGTTTGATGAAGGCTTCTTTGACAAATTCCGAACGCGATTCACTGGCGCAGTCTTTAAACAATGCCGACTCAATAAATGCTTTTGTAAAATACCATCAATCTTTAACAAATGAGAACATCCCGATAACTCCAGCAGTAAACCAGCCGGACATGACCAGGGCTGATCTTGAGGTAGCAATTGCAGATCCTCGCTGGAAGACTGACGCACCTTGGAGAACCAAGATAGAAAAGCAGTGGATGCAAGCAAACGCTTAACACTTGCAATAAATATCGCTTGCGTGTATTTTGCCTTTAATGGATAACCTGTTTGGCCCGTTAAATGTAGTAATCTACTGGTTGGCGCGGCCATAACGCGCAAGCGACCGCCCGAATTTCGGATAACGGCTCACGTTTTGTTGAAACTCATTAGGAGGTATCTGCAATGGCGCAGAACGTCACAACGGCGTTTGTTGACTTATTCGATTCAGAGGTCAAGCAAGCTTATCAAGCCGAATCACTACTTCGCGGTACAATGCGTACCCGCACAGGTGTAGCCGGTAACACTGTCAAATTCCCAAAGATTGGCAAAGGTGTTGCTACTATTCGCGTTCCACAAACGGACGTGACACCATTAAACGTAACCTATGCTCAAGTAACAGCAACAATGTCTGATTTCATTGCTGCCGAATACTCTGACATTTTCCAGCAGTCGCACATTAATTTTGATGAGCGTTCTGAGTTGGTACAAGTTGTATCAAAATCCATTGCGCGTCGCATGGACCAGCTTTGCATTGATGCAATGGTTGGAAACGCTGGTACAACTGTTGCAACAACTATTGGTGGCAACGCAACGAACATGAACATTGCAAAGCTTCGCGCTACTGCGAAAGCAATGAACACTAAAAATGTTCCATCCGAAGGCCGTTTCCTTTTGATGCACGCAAGTCAGTTAGATGCACTCTTGGGTGAAGCTGAAGTAACAAGCCAAGACTTTGCTTCTGTAAAGGCTCTTGTCCGTGGTGAAATTAATTCATTCATGGGCTTTCAGATCTTGACTATGGGTGATCGTGATGAGGGTGGTATTCCAAAACCTAACACCCGCAATTGCTTCGCCTGGCACAAAGATTCAATGGGCTATGCTGAGTCAATGTCTCAGAAAACCGAAGTTAACTATGTCCCAGAAAAGACATCGTTCTTGGTTAGCTCAATGTTCTCTGCCGGTTCTGTAACCATTGATGCAGAGGGCTTAGTACAAGTCTCATGCACTGAATAAGGAGAACTAAAAAATGGCATTTACTCAAGTAGGATTTGCAACCATCGCTGCGTCTAAGAAAGGAAATGCACCTAGTATGTATTCCTATATTAGCGCTGAAGCAAAAGCTACCGTAACTGGAGCTGGATACTTTAACAGTTTGGCTGACACTCTCGCAGTTGGTGATCTTCTGTATCATTATGATACGAACACCCCAACGGCAACACTTAGCATTGTTCTTAGCAATAACGGCACAGTTGTCGATGTTACTGCTGGAACAGCAATTGGTGTAACCTAAAAGACTGGGGCGGTTCGCCGCCCCTTTCTTACCTCTTGGAGAACGCTCATGGCCGCTGGTGACACTTCGCTTTCAATATGTTCGGACGCTCTAATATTGTTAGGCGCAGCTCCTATATCATCTTTCACAGAGGGCAGTGATGGCGCACAAGCTTGTGATCGCTTGTATCCTGATCTTCGTGATAACGTCATTGCAAACTATATGTGGAGCTGGAGCGTAAAGAAGGTTCAGATTGCTCGTTTATCTACCAACCCACTTGATGAATGGAAGTATGCCTATCAGCTACCAGGCGATATGCTATCTGGTGTTATTGCTTTATTTCCTAGCAACGGCACTAATCAATCTTCTGCAAAGTATGGATGGGATATTTACGGTGACCAATTATTTACAAATTTTGAAACGGTTTTTATTGATTATCAAAGCACAGTTTCAGAGGCTAAAATGCCAGTGTATTTTGTTAGACTGCTTCGTACAGCATTAGCGGCAGAGCTTGGCTTTGTAATTACTGACCAATTAGCTAAATCAGACTATTTTCGCTCCCTGGCGTTTGGCTCCCCAGCGGATGCTAACCGTGGTGGTTTAATGCGAGAAGCAATAAACATTGATAGCCGTGGCAAGCTGCCACAAGTTATTGAGGATTATTCTTTAATTAATGTGAGAAACTAATATGCGGGTTGTACAGTTCCAAACAAATTTCTCTGTTGGTGAGCTTGATCCGCTTCTTCGCGCTCGAACAGATTTGGCACAATATCAAAACGCTGTTGAAGAAGCCACCAATGTAGTCATTCAGCCGCAAGGTGGCTTTAAGCGCCGTGAGGGTTTAAGATTTGTCTATGACTTTGGCACAGGCTTTACTGACTTTAAGATAATTCCATTTGAGTTTAGTGTGACTGATAGCTATTCTTTGGTTTTTGTTAATCAAAGGATTTACGTTTTTAAGGCTGGAGTTCTTCAAGCAAATATTAATGGAACGGGCAATGATTTTATAGCCGCCACACCTATTACGGCTGCTATGCTTGATGAGATAAATTACACTCAAGCGGTAGATACATTGATACTTTGCCATGAGGACTTGCAAACAAAGCGTTTAGTTAGAAATTCAGATACAAGCTGGACTTTAGAAAACCTTCCTTTAAAAAACCTGCCCCAATACCCCTATGCATTCAGCACGCACTTGCCAAATTTCACAATTACGCCCAGCGCGTCTACTGGAAATATTACTATAACGGCGTCTGCTGCAACTACGGATACTGGAAATGCTCAAGCTGGTTCAGCCAACACAATTACGTTAAAATCTTCAAGTTCGTTTTCGTCCGATGATGCACCTAACGGAATGTTTGTCAAAATTACTTCTGGTACTGGATCAGGTCAAACGCGCCAGGTTGAGGATTATGTTGGTTCTTCAAAGGTACTAACAGTATATCCTCCTTGGGATACTGCGCCGAATGGAACGTCAAACTATTCTGTACATCCCTTTGAAGCTTCTGCCGTTGGTGGATTTGCTCAAGTAACAAGCACATTTGGCCGCGCTCGTTATGTTGAATTTGTTTCTAACACGGTAATGAAGGCTGTTACCGAAGTTAGTTTTTTTGACACAAGTGCAGTTGTTGCTGGAAACTGGGAAAGCGAACAGGGATATGAAGACGTTTGGTCTAATGCCCGTGGCTGGCCCAGGTCTGCCGCTTTCCATGAGGGGCGTCTATATTTTGGTGGATCTAAATCAAGAGCTAATACAATATGGGGTTCGCAAGTTATAAATTTCTTTGACTTCGGGGCTGGAAGTGGGCTTGATGATGAAAGCGTTGAGGCAACAATAAACACAAATCAGCTTAACAGCATTGTTAATTTGTTTTCTGGAAACGACTTGCGCGTCTTTACTACTGGCGCAGAGTTTGCGGTTCTTCAGTCTGGCGATAATCCGATTACTCCATCCACTTTCTTTGTTCGGCCACAGACACGGCTGGGAACAAAACCTGGTCTTCCAATTGAAGATCTTAACGGTGCTACCGTGTTTATTCAAAGGCAGGGTAAATCTTTAAACGCCTTCCAGTTCGGTGACAAAACTGCATCATACCAGGTGCAGCCTCTTTCTGCTCTTAGCTCTCACCTGTTAAAGAACCCGATTGACCTGGCTGCTAGACGCGCTGCCTCTACTGATGAGAGTGATCGCATATTTATTGTAAACGGAACAGACGGATCTATGGCCGTTTACTCTATTCTAGTGGGGCAGAATGTTATTGCGCCTAGCCGTTTTACTACAGATGGCGATTTTATTGCGGTATCGGTTGAGATTGCTGATGTTTATGTAATTGTTAAACGCACAGTAAACAGCCAAGTTAGGTATATGCTGGAGAAGTTTGATTCTAGTCTTACGCTGGATAGCGCCAAGACGGGCGGAGCTGCTAATTCAGTGGCAATGACACAGCTACGGGGTAAGACAGTAGCAATAATACGCGATGGCGTTGTGCTGACCTCTCAGACGGTCCCCGCCTCACCATTTACAATTACCTTTACAACACCGGCAACATCTAGTTTTCAAGTCGGATTAGATTATCCTGTTACAGTTAGAACTATGCCAGCCGAACCTGTGCTTTCGGGTGGATCTGTGCAGGGATTTAAGAAGCGGATCATTCAAGTTGATGCAATTGTAAACAACACTCAAGACATGACCATTAATGAAAAAGAAATTTCGTTTAGAAGTTTGGGCGTTGATGTCCTTGACATAGCGGTTAAGCCATTTACCGGCACTAAGGTTGCACATGGATTTTTGGGCTTTAGTCAAACGGGACAAATTACAATAAGCCAAACCGTACCTTTGGCTATGACCGTTCTTGGTCTTGATTATCGTTTAAGCGTGGGGAATTAGATATGGTTGCTTTAGCACCAGCAATTTTAACGGCGGGAAAAGCCGCCATGACGTTTGCATCTTCTGGAGGCGGTCAGCTATTAATGGCTGGAGTTTCAGCAGCGGGTCAGATGTCAGCCGGTAGATCCCAGCAAAGAGGTTATGACGCCCAGGCGTTGCAAGCAGAGCTACGCGGCAGATCTGAGGCTATTGCCTATAAGCAAAGAGGCGCTGACGCTTTGAGAAACCTAAATGAAACACTGGCGGCAATCGTTTCTAGGTCTGCGGCTGGCGGTGTTGATCCCACTTCTGGCTCTGCTTCTACCTTGCAGGGATACGCAATGAATGAGGGAGTAAGAGAGCAATCAATAGCTGCCGACAATGCGGTATTGGCGCTGGGCCAAGCTCAAAGCCAAGCGGGAATTTATAGATCTGCTGGTAGGTCTGCGATGTTATCGTCTTATGTTTCTGCTGCCGGATCTGTAGGCCAGGGTGCATATCGATACGGACAATTGAGTTAGGAAAACAAGCATGGCAATTCTCCCTAGATATCAGCGACTTGGCATTGTTGACCGTCAGCCAACGCAAACAGATTTTGCTGACACGCGGGAAGCCGCCCGTCTTGGTACTAATATTTCTCAGCAAGTTAGCCGGATGTCTGATTTTGCAATGAAGCAAGGTGCTGACGATGCTAAAATGAGGGGTGAAGAGCTTATCCGTACTGATGGAGCCTTCCCCACTCTTAAAGATATTAAATCAAAGGGTGGGCCTAGAAGTATTGCTGAAAAATCTGCATACGCTTTAGGTTCTCAGGTAGCTGTTGCTCAAGTCCAGGCAGATGCCGAAGTATATATTATGCAGATCCTTAACGATGGTGAGAAAAACAAAACATCTTTCACCCAAGTCCAGGCACAACTAAGGGATCTTACCGATGGTTATTCATCTGCGTTAGCTGACGTTGATCCTGGGGCGTCAATGCTTCTGCAAACACGTTTAGGTGGGGCTATAGGAAAAGCTGAAGAACGCTATTCTAATTTTTATGTTGGAGTTCAAGCAGCCAGATCTGCAAAGAAACTAACTGATATTGCTGACTTAAAACTTAATGAAATACTTGAGAGTGCCATACGGGCAGGGAGTAACTCACAAGAACAAATATCACAATCAGTTGCGGATGCTGTAACATTGCTTGCTGGGTTAGGCGCTACTGAGGAACAGCTTGATGCCTTTGAGGTTGGCACTAACAATGCAGCTTATAAAGAAAAAGCAATATTTGAATTTAATAAATCTTCTATTCCTGAACAAGAAGAAATGCTATCAACTCTTCTGACTACTCCGATGCCTGGAATGTCATTAGAAAAAACTCAATCATTTAGAAAATCCCTAACGTCTACTTATAATAATAATTTAAGAGCGCAGGCTTCAAAGAGTGCTGGAGTTGTGGCTGATGTTAGAGAACAAGCCGGTATCCTTTCCAAAGGTGGGATGCCCAGCCTAGCAGAAATAGAGCGCCTAAAAACCGCAGCTATTAATCTTGGTGAAAACGAAAGCGGCTTAAAAGCACAAGAGGCAGTTAGGATGCTTGAGTTTAATGCTGAAAGAGCTTCAGTCTATAGGCAGATGTCATTTGAAGATTTAACCGCTGAAGTTGATGACTTAAAGGGCGGCATGGAAGGGCAGGGCCGTGCGGGTCGTGATACTTTAATTGAGGTTGATACCTACAACGCTGCTGTTACTTATTTAGCTGCGGCTCAAAGAAAAGTAGATGGGCTTGAGGCTCAAGAAAAAGAACAATTTCAACCTTTCATTAATCTTGCAACCGAATCCTTATCTGCTCTTAAAAAAGAATTAGATTCGGGACAGCCACTGAGCCAATCATTTATTGATAATTTAAGAAGCAAAATCGGAAATATTCCAGAACGATTAACAAAAGAAATATTGCGGGATTTATCGAATCTTGAGGACATGAACGAGCTTGCCACTGATTTATCTACGGCAAGACCCGCTGATATAGAGAAGTTTATATCAGATTATTTAAAAACAGGTTCTACAGTTCGCCAAGGTCCTGGACTTGACGGAAGCCCTGGTGAAGATACCTTTGTGGGTGCAAAGGGCGTTGATACTCCTTTCGAGTTTGAAGTTAGAGATCTTGCAGAAAAAATGCTTTCTAATATGAAAGCCGAGCTTAAATCAGATCCAATTTCATTTGCTGCAAAAGTTGGATTAAGTGATGGTAGCGGTAATGGAGTTAACATTACTCCTATAGATTTCACTGATCCTAGCAAAGTCAGTGACCAGATCTTACAGCGCATAGGGGACGCCAGGTTGGTATCTGGTAAATACGGATCTCCAATACAATTTCTTACAATTTCAGAAAAATTAGCAGTTAAAAACATTCTTGAAAATGGGACGATGGCAGATCAAATGATAGTTCTTGGCCTTATCGTTGAAGGCTCTGGTCAAAACTCTCCGAAGTTTTTAGAGGAAATATCTAAAGAATCTCCATTCTTTGCCCAAGTCGGATCTCTTGTATCTAGTCAAACTGGCAGTGGTCTTGCTAGTGCTGAATCTGCTTTAAGGGGTCAAATGCTAATATCAGATCCAAAAACTCAAGGCCCTGCTGAATTTACAAAGACAAACATAGATCCAGCATTTAGAAATTTAACTTCTGAATCTCTTGCAAAGGTCGATGGGGCTTTAGCCCCCATTATGCTGACCGCATCTGCAATTTACGCTGATGTTGCTAGATCTGATGATTTCTTTAACGAAAGTAAATGGATTGACTCAATTAATAGAGCAATGGGCGCAGATATAAATGCTGGCACTGGCGGTGTCCAAGAGGTTAGAGATTTAAACACTTATATATTCCCTGGATTTACTTCGGATAATTATGAGAACGCTTTAGAAACTGCAACGCCACAGGATATAATGGCATCCATTTCAAGCATCAGAAATTCTGTGCCAGATGCGATTGGATATGGTACATCCTTAGATCCAGAAATGCTTGAAGCCTTGGGGGGATTTAAAAGGCCCACCCGCGATGATCAAAACGCCTATACTTCTGGAAGTGATGATTACAATCTGGTTTATGCTGGAGGAAATAATTACGAAATAAAGTATAAAAATCAACAAACAATTTTAGATACTGACGGCGAAGCTGTTTTGATTGATATGCGAAAGCTTATAGAAATGACCCTGCCATGATTTTTGGATCTTCCCAAACAAACCCAGCCTTAAATCCTAGCGAATATAGGAGCAAGCCCCCAGCGCCTTGGTTGGAAAATGTAACAACGGCCTTTACCGTTGGAAAGTTTAATGGTGACAGTGGTTCTAATAGCGAAGGTTTTGCAAAATTTGAAGCTTGGAAACCCATTATGGATGCTTTGAAAGATTTTGAAGTTCCTGGCTTATCAAAATATTATGGACAAAACGAATATATAAACCCTGGTACGCTTTTAGTAAGCTCCCCTTTAGCTGGTAATATTGGTGGAGATCAAAGAGGCTATAACCAATTAGCAGAAAACATATTTAGTTTTATCCGTGATAATCAATCCACGCTGCCGCCAGATCTAGCTTCTGTAAATGAAGAAACCTTTGCCGAAATGACAAAGGATTTTGTTATGGGGCAAAGGGCCGAGCTTGAAGAGCTTTACGAAACCAACCCAGGCATGGCCGGTGCGATTGGTAGGTTTATAGGATCTATGGGAGCAACAGGTGCTGACCCAATAGCCCAGGCAACAATGCCTTTCGGGGGATGGTCTAAAAGCTTGTGGAAAAGAATGGCGCAGAACGCTCTTATAAACGGTGGCACTGGTGCTATTTCAGAAGTAGCAGTTAAAGATTGGTATGACGAACTAGGTCTTGAATATACATTTAAGGATTTTGTGTACAATGTCGGAGCAAACGCTGCTTTCGGCGCGGCCCTACCTCTCGCTGGTCGTGGATTTAGACTTAGTGTTGAACAGTCTCAAAGGGGTTGGAGAGCCTTAACTGCAAACGGAACAAAGAACGTAACCCCAGAAGATCAACTAGTAATAGATGCTATGACAAACCAGGCGGATCTTGAAGCGGCAAACCCATTTGTTACGCCAGATCCTAATGAGGCGATATCGGTTCACAACCAGCGGTTAGAAGCAGCAAGCGCGGCCACGGCTAATGCTGAACCAGTTATTATTCCTCAAGACGCAGGGCTTCCAATCAGGGCAGATGCTATAGATAATCTTGACGGTGTTATCTTTAAGTATGATCCTGATGAAATTGAAATTGATGCTAAGACTTTTCAGTTTAAATCTGACAGTGATGAGCTTGGCGTTACAAGCCGATTGAGGGATGAAGTCGTTTGGGATGACTCCGCCTCTGGCACTGTTCACGTTTACGAATATGCCGATGGTCGTGTAGTTATTGCCGATGGACACCAACGATTAGGTCTAGCAAAAAGAATTAAAGCTCAAGACCCTTCTCAAAAAATAACAATATACGCCCGTAAGTTTAGACAGGTCGATGGTATTACTCCACAACAGGCAATGGTTGAAGCTGCTCTGAAAAATATAGTTGAGACTGAGTTTTATTCCCCAGGTAGAGCTATTGATGCGGCAAAGGTTCTTAGATTTGACCCAAGCAAAGAGTCGAGGCTTCCACGCACACAAATAGCGGTTCAAGCTAGGGGCATGATGCGTTTAAGCGATGATGCTTTTATGTCAGTTGTAAACGAAGTTATACCTCCTAACTATGCTTCTATTGTTGGCAGATTAATTGATGATGCTGGCTTGCAAGAAGCGGCAATTAAAGTTCTTTCTAAAACAAAACCGGCAACTGCTTTCGAGGCAGAGGCTATAATTCGTCAGGTTCGAGAGTCAGATACCGATCAAATTAAACAGATTGATCTTTTTGGCGAGAGCTTTTTTACTGAAACTCTTTATATTGAAAGGGCTAAGATATTAAATAATTCTTACAAAGAGCTGCGCCGTGATAAAGCAGCGTTTGAAACCTTGGTAAAAAACTCAGAGCGTTTAGAAGCTGAAGGAAATGTTCTTGTAAAAAACGCAAACCAGAAAAAGGTGACTACAGATGCCCAAACGATCACGCTCCTCCAAGCCCTCGCAAACCGCAAAGGCCCCCTCTCAGACGCCCTTAACGAAGCCGCAAGAACAGCCAAAGACACAGGAAGCGACGTCGAGGCTACAGCAGGCTTTATCGACGCTATCAGAAAAGCAATTGACGGAGGCGATTTCGAACGCATATCAAATGGCGACATTGGACGCTCTATCAATGATCCAGCGCCGATCTCAAAATCTGAGATTGAAGAACCAGCTCTTGACGGATTCGACGAACCAACAGGCATAGCAGCGCAACGCCAGGCCGACCAGCTAGAGCAAGATATGTTTCGTGTTGAAGAGGTTACACCCGACGTTTCCGCAAGAAGTCCTAATGATATAGAGGCGGATCTAAAAGCGCGTCAGCCGGTAGAAACTGTTGATGATATATATGCAATTGCGGATGAATCCCAATCCTACATTGCAACAATAGCTGCGGATATTGAAAGTGATCTTGGAGTTACCTTTGACAACCCTGGATTAAAGAAGATCAAAGAAGCCAAAAGTAAAATGCAGCGCAAAGGATATGTTTCATCAAATCAAATGACGGACATATCGCGCGGTGGATTTATAATTAATAAAGCAGAAGATGCTGACGCTATTGTTGCTAGATTTGGACGGGATGCAGAAATATTGGATGAAGGCTGGAATTTCACACCGGCTGGATACTTTGATCGCAAGCTTTTAGTCAGAACGCCAAACGGTATTGTTTCTGAAATTCAAATATGGTCGCCAAAGCTTCGCGCTGCAAAAGAAGAAACCGGCACTAAGCTTTATACTAAGATGCGGAAATCAAAAGATCCGGCAGAGGTGGAAGCTATATCTCTTCAAATGAGAGAGCTTTATGCAAATGCTTTAAAAAGCGAAGATCAATCTTTCAGATCATTGTCAGGCATAGATAACTTGCCAAAAGTATCTTCGAATGCAGACATAAACGCCGCTTCGTCAGGGATCACTCGTCCTGTCTCAAAGACATCTGGAGCGTCTACTGATGTCCAAGCGCCACCTGGCTCAAGGATCGCCACGGCTTCTGATGGTGAAATGGAAATAGCGGGACGTCCGTCCCAATTAACAAATATCATGGATGATACCTCCGACCTCAATTTAGATATCACTTCGGCAGATGTCAACCTTGATCTTGAATTTCCTATGGGACAAAAGGCAAATGCTGCTGGAGATGATTTAGAAGTTGTACCTATGACCTTATCAAATTTGAAAAAAGAATTGGATCAACAGGAATTAATGATTAAGCGTTTGGAGTTCTGCACAATATGACTTTTAAAAATTGCATTGATGATGGCGTTAAGGCTGGAGAAATTAACCAAGAGAGTGCTGACGAAATCTTTAGCCTCTTTGATGAGTTGGAAGTTAAGTATAATAAGCAAATGGGTGGGGCTGCTGCTACAGCAAGAGCTGCTGGCGAAACAACCATTGCAACCAAAAAGCTCATATTAGAGCGCAAGCGCCGTGCTATGCTCCAGGCTAAGACCTGGCAGAAAATAAAAATACATCTGGATACCTTTAAAACAGTTACTGGCATTCAGAACAAATACAAAGCTGCATTAGATTTATTCGAGCAGTCTCAAACATCTAAATTTCAAAGCGTTGCTCAAATTCATTCCGTAGTAAAGAACAGAGCTAATTCAACTATGAATGAATATCTGGCTACGTTTAAAAGAAATATTATTGGGGAAACTCAGGAAAAAGCTAAGTTAAAGAATTTAATTCGTGAAATTTTTGGGGAAGATACTGGAGATATTTCCGCCAGGCAGATGATGGAGGGCTGGAAAGCTTCCGCTGAATATCTTCGCAAAAGGTTTAATGCTGCTGGCGGAGCTATAGTTAATAGAATTGATTGGGGCCTTCCTCAGTTTCACGCCTCTATTAAAGTTCGTTCTGCTGGATTTACTGAGTGGAGCAATTTTATTCGTGGCCGTTTAGATTTAAACAAAATGGTTGACGAGCAAACCGGCTTGGCATTTTCTCCGCAAAAACTTGAGATTGCCTTACGAGATTCTTATGAAACTATAAGATCAGATGGGTCTAACAAAATAAAAGAAGGTCAATATTCGGGCAATAAATCTCTTGCTTCTAGGAACCAAGACCATCGTTTCTTTGTATTTAAGGACGCCGAATCCTGGATGGAATACCAGGAGAAATTTGGTAACCCGAACCCATTCGATGCTATGATGGGTCATATAGATACAATGTCGCGTGATATTGCTATGATGGAAGTCCTGGGGCCAGATCCAAAAGCAACCGTTAGATTTGTTAAAGATACTTTAAGAAAAGAAGCTGACCTATCAGGTGATGAAAAGCAAATGAGAGCAGCCACAAAATCAGGGGAAGCTGTGGATGATCTATATTCTGTAATTGTTGGAACTAATAACGCTCCAGTTGACGGGGTGTTTGCTACTGGATTTGCCGGTCTTCGCCAAACTCTGCAATCGGCCCAACTTGGATCTGCTGCCGTTGCCGCTGTTACGGATATGAATTTTGGTAGAATAGCCAGGGGAATGAACGGGCTTCCACAAACTAAAATTCTTAATAGTTACTTAAAGCTTATGAACCCTCTTACCCTTAAAGAAAAAGGCAAGCTGGCTATAAGAATTGGCCTAACTGCTGAAGGTTGGTCATCGCTTGCAGCCGGTCAAATGCGTTATGTTGGAGATATGTCAGGGCCGGAAGTTACCAGGCGAATAAGTGATTTTGTTATGAGGGCCTCGTTGCTTTCCCCTTGGACCCAGGCCGGTAGATGGGCCTTTGGCATGGAATACCTTGGCTTTCTAGGTGATAATGTTGGCAAGACCTTCGATCAGCTACCGGCAAATATGCAGAAAAGCATGAACCACTACAATATTGGCGCGGAAAAATGGGAGGTAATGAGGAAGACCCCCCTTCACGAACATGAAGGCGCGTCATTCCTTACTGCTGATAAGATTGAAAACCGTACTGACATAAGCGCCGGTGATGCTCAAGACTTGGCAACCGCTTTAATGGTTATGATAGACACAGAAACTAACTTTGCTGTTCCAAGCACTTCAATTAGGGGACGTACTGCATTAACTGGAGACACAAGGCCAGGGACAATAGCCGGTGAGCTGACCAGATCTTTTGCTATGTATAAAGGTTTTGGGGTTACGTTAGTTAATACTCATATCATGCGTGGCTTGGCTCAACCAACGGCCCGTGGCAAAGGCACTTACTTTGCAGATCTATTAATTAGCACGACACTAATGGGCGCTTTGGCAATGCAGCTCAAAGAAATGAGTAAAGGTCGCGATCCAAGGCCAATGGATAGTCCTGAGTTTTGGGGCGCGGCTCTGTTGCAGGGCGGTGGTCTAGGTATATATGGCGATTTTATGTTTGGAAATGTAAACAGATTTGGCGATGGATTAGCATCTACAATTGCCGGTCCTGTGGTTGGGTTTGCAAGCGACCTTCAAAAGCTTACTATTGAAAATATTATTCAAGCATCCCAGGGTAAAGATACAAACGCGGCGTCAGAGTTTATTAGCTTTGCTGGCAGATATACACCTGGATCATCTCTTTGGTACTCCCGTTTGGCACTAGAGAGACTTGTACTTGACCAGGCGAAACTATGGGCTGACCCCAAGGCAAGGACTAAGTTTAGAAGAAAAGAAAAAGACTATAGGAAACAGTATGGTCAGAAATCTTGGTGGTCTGCTGGTGACACTTCACCCTCAAGATCTCCAGATCTATCAAACGTGTTTGATTGAATAGAATAACCGTGCTATAAATTGAGCGATTAAAAAGGAAACAGATATGAGTGTCCCAATCAACCCTGTTGTAAGGAGAGTTCAGTTTACTGGTAATACCAGCACTGGACCTTTTGCCTTTAGCTTTAACATACTTGCAGCAACCGATATTTCTGTGCATAAAAACGCAGCAACATTAACTTTAACTAATGACTATAGCGTTTCAATTAGCTCAAACGGTACTGGTTCAATTAGTCTTGGAGTTGCTTTGCAATCTTCAGATGTTCTTACAATCATTGGTGGTCGTGAGTTATCTCGAACAACAGACTTTGTTACTGCTGGTGATTTGTTGGCTTCAAGCTTGAATGAACAACTTGATAGTAATGTTATCATGGCACAACAGCTTGATGAAAAAATTAATCGTTCTTTATTTCTTGACGCTGGTGATGTTTCTACAAACCTCAAGCTCCCCGTAAAGAATGTGCGTAAGGGTACGGTTCTGGGGTTTAACGCAACAAGCGGAGATCCAGAAGTCGGTCCAAAAATTACCGCTGTTCAGTCTTTAGCTAATGTTACTGCGGCTATTAATGTTCTCGGTACGACTGCTGCTGTCGAAGACCTGTCAATCTTAGGTACAGCCGCCATTGTAGAAGACATGAGCATACTGGGTACAAGTGGCAATGTAACGGCAATGGGATTGCTTGGGGTTAGTGCCGTTATCACTGACATGGGTATTTTAGGCACGGCTGCTATCGTAGAGGACATGGCTTTATTAGGCACGTCTGGCAACGTATCTGCAATGGCCTTACTGGGAACATCAGCAGCAGTCGCTGATATGGCCATTCTAGGCACATCTGCAATCGTAGCTGATATGGCAATTTTAGGTACAGATGATGTTGTAGCCGACATGAATATTCTGGGAAGCTCAGATGTTGTCACTGACATGAATTTGTTAGCTACCGCTGCCGTTATTGAAGACATGGGTCTACTAGCTACAAGCGCTAATGTAGCCGCAATGGGTAACATTGGTACGTCAGCTAACGTAACTTCTATGGGCTTACTGGGAACAAGTGCCGTTGTTACAGATATGGGAATATTGGGAACCGCCGCTATCGTTGAAGATATGAGCTTACTAGGAACAAGTGCTAATGTAACTTCAATGGGGTTGCTCGGCACAAGCGCTGTAGTAGAAGACCTGGGGTTACTGGCAACAAGTGCAGTGATTGAAGATATGGGATTACTGGCAACCTCTGCTGTCATTGGGAACATGGGGTTGCTTGGTACGAGTGGCAATGTAACGGCAATGGGTAATGTTGGCGGTTCAATAACTAACGTCAATACTGTGGCTTCAAATGTTGCTGGAGTTAATAGTTTTGCAGAACGATATAGGATAGCATCTTCAGCACCATCAAGCTCCTTAAACGTGGGAGATTTATATTTTGACACATCGGCTAACGAACTAAAAGTTTATAAGTCTAGTGGTTGGGCAGCGGCTGGTTCTACTGTTAATGGTACATCAGCTAGATTTCATTACGATATAACTGGCACGCCAACGACAGTAAGTGGCAGTGATGCCAATAGTAATACTTTAGCTTACGATGCTGGTTTCATCGACGTCTACGTCAATGGTGTCCGAATGTCACCAGCCGATATAACAACAACCTCTGGTTCATCAGTCGTTTTTGCAAGTGCTTTAGCTGCTGGAGATGAAGTTGACATTGTGGCATTTGGTACGTTTGCAGTAGCAAACATTGTGGCAACTGGTGCATTAAACTCTGGATCAATAACAAGTGGATTTGGCACGATTAATAATGGGGCCAGCACAATTACAACTACTGGTGTTGGTTCATTCGGATCTTTAGATATTAGTGGTGCAATAGACGTAGACGGCACAACGAACCTTGATGTGGTAGACATTGATGGCGCTGTCGATATGGCACTTACTCTTGCTGTTACAGGTGTAGTCACAGCCAACGCTGGTGTGGTTGTAGATAATATTACAATAGATGGTCAAGAGATTGATGTAAGCTCTGGTGACCTAACGCTAGACGTTGCAGGGGATATTTTCCTTGATGCTGGTGGAGATA